GATGTTACGCATTAGAAATTGTAAAAATGGGGAAAAGGTATAAACCCCTTAACCCCTTATTTTGCCTATGATGAACCCTTGATTTATAAGGCTTTTTGATGCCCCTAAAGCGTTACATCAGGGTCTGTTTTCTCGTCGCCATACCGATAATTTTGATTGCTTATGGACGATGGTTTGGACAAGGAATGTAACGCATTAGAAATCACAAAAGTGGGGAAAAGGTGCAAACATACGATCACCCTATTTTTGCCCAATTTTCGTCCTTGATTTATATAGCTTTTTGGAACCTCTAAAGCGTTACATCAACCCTGTTTTTGTCTGAACTTCCGAACACGTAATTTGATGCTTTCTTTTCTCGTCTTTTCCCTGCATTTTTCACAGTAAGATTGCCGATTGGAATTAGCCGAGAACATATCGCCGCATTTCTGACAGCTTACTTTTGGTTTAGCTGCCTTCATTTCAACAGCCATATTGCGTTCTGATTTATAGTCACGCTCCAGCTTCTCGTCGGTTGGCAGCACCCCATCTTCAAAATACTTGCAACACGGGAGAGGATTGTCCTGTTTGAAAAATACGCAGGAACCATCCCGCAAGCAGCAATAGTTCGAGATGCCATGCTTATCACCGAGATAGCAAGCACAGTTGTTTTTTGCGAGTTGTTTGATTTTGTTTTTATTGTGCATTCATTGACCCTCCAGTGTTATTAACCAAACGTTGTTGTTCAGCATGGAATTTATTCAACTCCAGCTTTGGATTCTCCACGAACGGCAACAGAGTGAGCAGCGTCTCTTGCGACACCACATCTTGTAGCTTCACAATCACATCAGCCAGTCCCGGCAAATCGGTCGGCAAGTTGCGAGTAAACTTCACGGCAATATCTCGATAGTCGTATTGAACGCCTTCTTTAATTTGCAGAAACGTGAAGAAGTTCCGCAATCTCTGCTTGATTGCTTTTTCCATCAATGCTTCCCGCATAGCGGCTCGATTTTCCAAATTGAGCAGCTTGTTTCGGAGAGCGAGGGAGGACGTATTCGATGCCCAGTTCTCGTTAAAGTTGACCTGATCCATCATGTCGAAGATTTTGCGTTCGATGTTGTCCAGTTCGTTCTTGACAAACGAATCGTTGATCTCTTTCGTCAACCAGCTTACCTTGCCGCCAGAAGGGACTTGGATAATACCCATCTGTTTCATATTCATTAAGTCGTCCGCTTCCAACTTGGCATTCTCGATGACCAAATAGGCGTTGCGATGATCTGCGATTTCGTTGACCAAATCTGAATTCAGCGCATTATAGGCATCAAACAAAGAAATCACATCTTGGAAGCCACTTTTCCTCTCTGTGTTAGCGGGACAGGAGATAAGGGGGACTCTTCCAAAGATGTGATTGTGTTTGCCGATGAGAGTGAATCCTGTTGATGGATTCTTGTTACTGCCGGAAAGTTCATAATGCAGAATCTCATTGTCGGTATAAACGTCCAAGTAAATCTTGTCATCAAACTTGCGGGTGAATTTATGAAGCCCAAGCAGTACATTTCGATCTGCTGTTCCATCCTCCAGTACATACACATTCAGTGGAGATAACACTGTAGCCGAAAACTGACCGTCCGAATCTAGATAATTTAGTTCATAGCTCTCACCGAAGATCTCACTTTGCTTCCGAAGGTTAATGTTATGCTCCTTGTCCCAGTGACTCATGTATAGATCAATTTTATGAATAGCATCCTCATTATCCGACTTCGATACATAATTGACCGGCTTGCCAAGGATATATCCCACTTCATTGTCCACGAATTTACGGGGAAAGTTGAAAATGAGCTTCCGGTTGCTTCGGCTGTCTTGCATGGCGTAGTCCTTGAGGATTGCGTGTTGACCATTGTAGTAGTCGAAGTATTTCTGCTTGGATATAGCAGCTTGATTGAGTTCGTTCAGGCACTCCTGAATCAGTGTTTCGGTTACTTGCATATTGCATCTCCTCTGTATTTTAGACACAAAAAAAGCCTTTACCAATTAAGTATAGGCTAGAGTAAACATTTTACTTTAGATCATTTTAAAATATTGGAATGAATCTATAATGTCATCTTGTTTTCCAATAGGACAAGGATGCACTCTAGCGTTGGGAGAATATCTTTTAGGTGACATTTTAGGATGAAGACCACTTACTTCTTTCATATGCGCTATCCAACATGATTTAGGTATATAGCCATGTTTTTGCTTAACATAATCTTGGATTTCCTTATATGTAGCCATTAAAAGTTTCCCCCCACTAAAATTCTGCTAATTACAAAGAAAACTCGGATTTGATAATCTCTATCAATTGTTTAGCCGAATGCTCGTCTAATTGAATACTTTGGCTTACTACGTTTGTATGCACCCGTTCCTTTGATCCATAAGTATTAATCTGGATAAACTTCTGTCCATTTTGAATCAAGACATTGTAAGTGGATTCCGCCTCTGTTTGCAATCTTGAATTCCTTGTTATTTTACTTAAACTCCTAATTAACGCCAATACAATCCCCTCCTAAGTGATATATTGGGATTATATCACATAGTTTTGTAGCCGGTATTTGATTCTAAATATGCTAAACACCATCTTTGATTATCCACGATCAAGTATCGGCTGCAATATCAAAACAACAAATTCCGATCATAAAACGTCAGACTCTTCACCGCCTGTATCAATTGAACAGCTCCATATAAACTGTCGGGAGCATCGTCATATTTACAGTTTCTGTTGTAATCCTTAACCTGATTGTTGTATCGAATGTTAGCCGCATTGAATAAGATGTGTCCCTTTTTAACATCCGGCTCCAAGCTGATAATCCGTTCATGCTTCTGTCCCTTGGGGTTGACGCTTTCAACTGGCGTGTGTATTTTCGCCTTCCACAATGCTTCCTCGAACTTTTGCTTCATGTAACTTTGAGCCTGCACCGTTTCGAATCCGATTTTATCGACGGGGTAGAGGAGGAGTTTCTCAACTGCCACTTGAAACAAGTCATCCGGCAAGAGCCTATATACATTACCGTCAATCACGTAAATTTGCTTCGTCTTGCGATGCTGACCAATGATGGAGATCGCAGAGTAGTCATTCTTTTTACCTGCTTTGATGGCAGGGTCGACGTACATGGCAAGTTCCATGTCTTCAAACTCCGGCAGACGATCCCAGTACATGATGTTCTGGAAGATGTAATCGTCTGTGGAACGCGGATCGTTCTGGAGCTCCTTGTAGAATGACTTTTCTCCCATTGCTTGCTTCTTGCACATGAGATAGTAGTAGTCCAGATATTCCGGCCAGAGTATTTCGGTTCCATAGAGCATGTCGTCTTTATGGGCATGAAAAAAGGACAGAGCCGAATTGACCCTGTCCTCATCCTGCAAATTATTATATTTGGCTTCCCATTCACTCCATAGATCATCTCGATCCGAAAACTGAATGACAGCCGACTTGCGTACGCTTCGAACGCCGGGAATTTTTCCTTTTAGTAGATCGGCCATTAAATCTTCTACGTTGAGAATCGTGCCACAGATCAGAATGTTCGTATCTCGAGTGCCAATGGGGAGGATGACATCGGTGAATGTGCTCTTGATTTGTTCCCGTTTGGCTTCGGATCGTGCTGTATCCTCTTTGAGCAAGTCGTCCATGAGAACGAGCGTTGGACGATGGTGCTTATAATGGATGCCGCGAAGTGAACCGTCGATACCCCGAATCATGATACAGGAGTCAAGACCACTTTTACTCCTCAGCCAGATTTCATTATTGTTCCAGCGAGAACCTTTACGAATGCCGAAGTCCTCAATCAGCATTGTGTTCGTTTCAAGTTCATCCTTGATCATGTCGAGGAAGGGGAGAGCAATTTGTTCCGTTGCTGAAATAATGAGCGTAAACTGAGATTTATCATATAAGGTCGCATATAGCGGAAATAAAAATGAACTGATCGTTGACTTTCCATGCTCCCTTGGGAGGCCGAAAGCCGTAATCAGTCCAGTATGGGCAAGCATATGTTTTAACTCTGCAAATAATTGACGGTGAAACTGTCCGAACTCTCGATCAAAATACTTTGGGAAGTAGCTGAGAGCGAAAAACTCGATATCCATTTCACCAATCAATTTACGGAGTTCCGAGAAGGAAAAGGCTTCGACCAGCTGCTTGATTTTCGGCGGTTTGAAGTGCTTCTCCATGTATTGCTTCAGAAGTTGAGTTTGGCGCTGTTGTTCTAATTGTTCTTCATTCATTGTTTCAATGATCATTACCCCTTTCTAACTTTCACCGTAAAAATGTCAAAAAAATCTGCACACCTTCTGCTGGCGGCTCGATTTCTCTAAAATAGAAGGACCCCTCCCCTGACAATGACAAAAAGAGCGGTATCGCTACCACTCCAAGTTGCTTAATGCGTTTTCCATATCCTGCTGTGTGGTCAGCGTGTAGATATTCGTTGTGCTGACGTTATCGTGTCCGAGGATTTGTTGGATAGTCGTCAGCGGCGTCGTTTTCACCAACCGATATCCAAGCGTATGTCTGAGCATATGGGGAGTCACTCTAACGTTTACACGATCACCATACTTGTTCAGGATGAGATTGATCGCATTCCGTTCCAAAGCGCCGCGCTGTCCTATGAATAGATATTCAGATTTAGTTTGTGGCCTGACTTCCAAGTATCGTTGGATAGCCTTCCGCACATCCTTATTAATAGGAAGCGTTCGTTGAGCATTTCCTTTGCCAAGTATTCGCAATAACCCTTTGCGCTCGCTGATGTCGATATCCTTTAGCCGGATGCCTACCAACTCGCTTACCCTTATGCCGGTTCCAATCAGAATCTCGATCATCGCTATATGCATTTTGTTACCGTGACGGTGAATTTCATTCCGCAGCTTCCATAAATCCTTATCTTCGAGCCCCTTGTATTGGCGAACATCCCGATTTCGTACGGCTTCGATTCGAATTTCTTCATTAATATATTGCTGTTTCTTCATCCACCGGAAGAATACGTTGATACTGGCAAGCTTTCGGTTGATAGAAACGATGGACATGTTGCTGGATTGCAGATGCTTCTTGTACTCTACGCCATCTAATTCGATCAACTTGTCCAATCCGTACTCCGTTTTGCCCCGATACCAAGCCACAAACTGCACCACATCCCGGATATAGCAGGAAATTGTGTTCTGTCTGCGGTCTTTGCTGCGTAAATGAGCCTCAAACGCCTCAATATGCTCCATATCGCCCCCACCTTTCGCTTCATTGTGTCACATGTTAGCGTGGGTGGGGGAGACAGTCAAGCGATTACATAACCTCTTTTATGCAATGACAATGGGCGATTTTAAGCCTGAGTTGGCAAGGAATCCGGCGTTTATCTATCGAATAAGTGACGACATAACGTTATGGAGCGTCGTCTTCCGGCTCCTCGAATCCATCCTCTACCATGACCGATTCCTCAAGGAGTTCGTGTTCAGCGTTGATAGCGTCGGCTTCGATCATATCAAGGAATAACTGCTTGCGTTGCTGTTCTAGCGCCTTCGTATCGACAACGATTTCGCGGCGGTCGTTCCACTCGTTCGGGGCGCGGTTTTTGAGCCAGAATACCATGGCTTGAGGATTCGGGGGCATGTGACGCTTTACTTTCTCGATTCTGGTACGCTTCTTACCGTTTTTGTCCTCTTCGATAATCGTCTTGATTTCTTCGTACTCATACCCGAGAGCAGCCTTTAATAAAGAATTTTCCACGCGAGAATTGGTAACAGACCTGCCCCAATCGACAAGGTTTCGTAATATTTCATGCTGGTTCACATACTCGAACCACATGGAAGATGAAATGCCGATTCGTTCACATATTTCATCAATTGT